TAGGTTTTTGTTTAACTTTAACATACTTCTCAAGTATTTCACCTAACTTACTTGTCATTTTATCTAATGTAAAATTGTTATTAATATTACTTTTTAGTCCTTCTGATTGTTTCAAGTATTTGTTATAGTTTTTATGTACATCATAAATCTTACCTGCTGCTTTTGAATAATCTACATAGAACCATTTTGATTCTTTAAGTAGAAATTTATTTTGTGCCGTTTGATGTACATCTTTCAATTCTCCTTCTAAGTAAACTGTATTTTCTTCTGGTAAGAAATCTTTATATCCGCTCCAATTAGAAACTAATATTGGTTTACCTGTTGTTGCAAACTCTGCAAGTGGTCTACCATAACCTTCACCTTTAGTGAACATTAACATTGCTTTTACTTTTTTATCATTATAAAGTGAGTTTAGTTCTTCTTCAGATAAATCTCCAAATACTAAATGAATAGGAGGACATGAATCACCATATTCTTTTGTAACATTATTTAATGTATCTGAGATTTTTTCTCTCTCACCTACCGAAAATCCAGCATGAGATGTTTTAAGAATAAGACCAGGTTGTTGTTTCTTCGGTACATCTCTAAAAACTGTACAGAATGTTTTAATCATCATTCCTACATCTTTTCTATCATGTCCTAAATCACCACTTAACCAATGTCCTACAAATAAGAAATTAAAATCAGTATCAACTGAATCTAAAATGGATTTAGATGATTTACCATTAAATATTGTAGTATCAACACCTTCAAATAAAACAGCACAAGGTTTTTCTAACTTTAATTCTCCTGTTTTTTGTTTTGTGTTTTTATCAATCTGAGTATAAACTGTCTTTACAAGAGTGTCTTTTGTAAATTGTGATGGAGTTATAATTAAATCCATTTGATTAGAACCTTGTAAAAAGTCTTGAGGAGATACTGTTGTTTCTACACCAGCAGTAATACCTATATTGTACTCTCCTACTTTCTTAAATTCATTTGCAACAGATATCTGTATAAAAATATCTGGTGTTCTATCCAAGTTAGTTACGAGACTTGATAGAACTTTTTTACCAAACTCAGTTTGTGGATTGATTTGGTCTTGTGGAGTATTTCCCCATCGTGTTGGTACAATTTTAACATCGTACTTATCTAATTCAAATAATGATTTCAAGATATCTCTTGAATGGTCACCATAACCACTTCTTGTAGCAATAGGTGCTTGTAATACTAATATTGGTTTATTCATTGTCTAATTCTCTTAATCTATTTTCTTCTTCGTTTCTCAAACATCTTTCAATTGATATTTGAGTTAGTTTTGTTACTTCTTCTAACTTTTCTGGTTCATGAGGTGAATTATAACATTCAAATCTTATAGTTTCAACTTCATTATCAGATAATACCAATACATGATAATCAATTGATAGTTCTTTTCTATCATAAATTGCTTTTCTTGATACATCAAATTGTCTAGGATTCCAATAACCTGGTAATCTAACTATAAAAATTGGTTTACCCATTACCTAATTTTATAAACGTTAAACTTTTTCTTTGGTTTGAAATTCTTAAATGTGGTTTCAATTCCATCAACAAGTGTTTTACACATATTTTTAGAATTCAATCCCATTTCACCTAAAAATTCTTTTCTACCTTTCTTACCAGCTTCTTTTCTTTCTTGAGGTGTTTTATCATACCAATATCTGATTGCACTTGTTACATCGTATATATCTACCTTATCATCTATGATATATGGAGTAGGAATAGAACCAACTAATGTTTGAACTCTTGGCCATACTGGTTTTACCCACTCACCATGAGTTACTTTATCTTCCCATTCTCTCCAATCATGAAGTGAACCAATTTGTTTATAATCATCGGCTGTAAGATATTTTTTAGTTGATTTCTTTTTGAATCCACATTGGTCTTGTAATCCACCTGTAACATTTACAATGATAGGAGTTTCTGTCATTACCGATTCTGCAGTTACCAATCCAAATCCTTCGTTACCTGCAATATTAATTGTACAATCTGATAAGTTATAAATCCAATTTAATTCATTTTGGTTTACCCTATCTGTTGAAAATTTAATTTCACAACCAGGTGCTATTCTATTAGCAACTTCTATTAGATTTGTTCCATTTTGGTCAACAGGATTTGTATGCATTATTAAACAAGTTTTATCTCTATCTTCCTCTGGTAATCCATCTACAAAGTTTTTATATGCCCATATTACATCAGATGGTTGTTTTCTTTTAATGTTTCTATTCATCCAAAATAAAACAAACTTGTAATCTTTATCACCTAATAACTGTTTTTTAAACTCAGCTGGTACTTCTGTTGGTTTATATGTATCAGGATTAATACCATGTGGTACATAAGATACTTGCCAATCTTCTAAGGGTTTGATTGTTTCTGAATCTATATTACCAACTCTACTTACTATACCATAGGTTTGTCTTGAGATACATCCCAACCAATCACATGATTCATAATAGTTTCTATTGTAATGAGGGTCTGGTAAATCATCCCATATATGATAAAATAGAATTGGAATATTTTGTCTTAGTTCCGCTTCCATCTCATATAACCATCTCCAATATCTTGGGTCTGTAAAGTGTAGAATTGCATCAGGTTGGTGTCTCATGATTAATTCTCTAAGAATATTAGCATCACCATAACCAGTCCAAGGAATGATTTTTAGTGAAGCATCTTCTACTCCACTAATTTTTCGTGCATCTGCACCTAAATCAATTTCTTTACCTTGGTCAGGATGTTTAACCGCTGCTCCTAATTGAACCCAATCATATTTATCAAAAGTACCAAAAACTAATTCTTTAGATACAGTTGCAATACCAGATGACATTCGTAAATCATCAGATAGTAATAAAATTTTCTTCTTTTTACTCATATAACCTTAATTAATAATTTTTTTAAATGTTTCCGAATCTTCTCTTAGATTTCCAAATCACTCTTTTCGTACTACCTACCATTCTTTTCTTAGAAACTAATTCATTAAAATTATCTCTAAGTTGATTTAACTGAGGTCCACTTGCTTTTTCTGTACTCATTTGTTTTTTTACTTTTTTTTAAAATTGAGAACCACTTTCATGTAGGTTCTGGTAACTATTTATTTCACTTCTAAATGTTTCATCTTCAATATACTTATCAACTGAACGATTTACTAGTTTTTGTAATGTGATGTTTGAATCAAATGAAATCCTTTTGAATGATGAGTAAATATCTTTTATGATTTTTACTGTTGTTAATTTTGTTTCTGCCATAACTCTCCGTTTTTTAATGTTATTATGTATAAATATATACAAATATATAAAACATTAAATTAAATCGTGTTTTTTTAAAGCATCTTTTTCTAAAAATATAGTACAACTCCATCTTTCACCTGATTCTATTGGAGTAACCCAATGTACTTGAGCATTTCCAAAGATACATACATTACCAATTTCTTGATTTATAAGTATATCTTTATTATCATTAACCCACAATTCTCCACCACTATATTCATCAAGTGAACCAAGTTGCATCAAAATTGTGTAATATCGTTTTCTACCAAGTTTAGTCTTTCCTTCTGAAACATCATCTATGTGTGGTTTAAATTCAAATCCTTTTGGATATTTTTGAACAATCATTTCCCATCCTAAATTTACAATTGGTAGATTTAACTCACCAACCCAATTTAGTATTCTTTCATTTATCCAATTATATTTATTCGAAGAGCTCCAAGGTAGATGTTCTGCTAAATTATGGCCTCCTTTAGGGTCATGTTTTCCATCATTCATATCAGGATGATATGTACCAATAACTCTATCTTCTAGTTTAGTAACATATCCACGAATTTTGTGAATCTCTTCTTTAGTAAATAAAACCTTTTGATGTAACATCTATTTTATTTTAAGTCCATGCAGAACACAAACCTCTTTCTTTAAACTCACACCAATCACAAGGTTTACCTTTGTTGGTAGGAAATTCTGTTTGTATTATCTCACCATTCTCACCGAATACCGAATCAACAAATCCCATAAAGTTTTTCCAAGCCATATTCATTGAAGGTTTACCATTTGCTGGAACGAACTTAGATATTCTTGGTATAGGGAAATCTGCTCCTTCCCATAACTTTCTTTTGAGTATTTGATATTCTACTTTTATTTTATCCAAAGGTATATCATACTTTTCAGAATAGAATTTTTTGTATAATAACATCTGAGAGGTTTTTACTTTATCATTCTTTTGGTATTTGTTCCAACCTCTTGTTGAAGTTTTTAAGTCAATGATAATATAATCTTGTGTAGTTTTATCTTTTAGAAGTACATCAATAAAACCAATGAAATGAACACCAGGTTTAATCTCAGCATTCAATCTTTGTTCTATTGCAATAAGTTCATAACCACTTTTAGTATATAACTTATCTAACTTACTTGTAAAATATTTTAGTATTAGTTTTCCATCTTCGAAGAATTCTTCTAACTCTTCTTGAGTACATGGGTTGTCCTCACCCATCTTTTTCTTTTCTTTTGTGAAATGTTCTATCAGTTTAGAATGTAACATTCCTTCAAGGTTTAATTGTAATGCCTGTTTTTTAGTAACATTGTACATTACATCTAAGAAATGTTGAATCACCTCGTGCATGGCAGAACCAAATATAAGATGAATATTGGCATTACTAATACCAAGTTTATCTATATAATTTAGTTTGTACTGTTGTTGACATGAACTATACATACCATACTGAGAATAACTTACTCTTGCCATACTTTTATGTTTTATTTACTATGTAAATATACGAAAAAAAATCGAGAAATCCAAATTTTTAAACCTTTAATTTTAGTTTTGTTATTTGTTTTTTATCAATTCCATATTTCTCACAGATATACTTTACATTTTCTCTACCTTCTCTTGTAGCATATAGAATCTCACAGTACTCTTCTGATTCTTTTTTTGAACATTGGAAATCTTCCTTTATCAAATCAACTAACCAACTTTCATACTTACCATCTTTTTTACCTTTGGTGTATTTTAAGTAATATCTACCTTTTGGAATGATTCCAATTAAAGTAAGGTATAAATGTTCTGGTGGTAATTGTTGTGTATATGGTTGTAATTCTGAAAGAACTTCTATCCAATCAGGATTCATAGATAAGAAACGATGTACCATATAGTTACTCCATGTTTTCTTATCTGCCTCTTCAAGTGTTTCCCAATACTTTGGGTTTTGTACAGAGGTAACTGCTTTTATGTGGTCAAATAATGATTTAGTTGCCATACTTTATTTTTGGTGAGATATAATCAAAGAAGTTCTTTGCACCTTTTGGTGAAAAATGTTTATCTTCTTTATCTATATATGATTCAGTTTCATTTATCCAATCCATTACACTACCTTCGTGTAGTTTATTAAGATGCTTACCACCTTTTTTATAATGAACATACCAAGTGTAAAGGTTTTTGTTTTCTATTAATTCAAGTACACCAACTAGTCCATTCCAAATAGAGATTGATTCTTTTTCTACCCAATCATCTCCTTCAAATTCCATTACTTCTTGAATAGTTTCACTCATTTGTGAAATTATCTTACCTTTATCTTCTCTAATCTGATAAATGTTAAGTGTATCTCTGACTTGAGGAACATCGATTCTAAATGGGTCTGGTAGTTCTATGATTACTAAATCATCTTTATCCCATTGATTATATGTTTGTAAAATTTTGGTTACAGTTGATACCATACCATGTCCATTTTGTGCATAGTTTTTTATATCAAGGTCATATTGTTCTGCTATGTACTCATACCAAGTATTTCCTTCTCGTTTAAGAACACTTCGTGTGTAATTAGTTGAAAAGGAACAACCGTATATCCAAAGTTTCTTACTCATCTTTATTTTGTAATTCTTTTGGTAGTAACTCTTTATTGATTTCACCACAATCTCCACATAAATATAATTCTACTGGTATGATTGCATCATTTGGTGTACCTGTTACTATCTTAGAAATCTTTAAGAACTTAGTACCTGGTATAAACACAGTACCACCACATTCTTGACATTTCATTTCTGTTGCCTTGGATAAATCTATCTTTGGTTGTTGAGGTGGGGGTGTGTTTCCACCACCATTATTCATTCCTATAATCTTTGCCATAATCTATTTGTTTAATCAAACCACTGGTCTCGGTTGGTTTTTATTTTTGTAATACCTGTTTTTCTAAGAGTATCTCTCTTCTTTTCTTTGAACTCTTGAACTTTCTTCTTGAAGTTTTTTTGTTTATGTTCTTGCATACCATCAAGATATTCTAAGAAACCTTCGAAATCTTCCTTTCCAAGTTTTTCTTGTTCTTCGTCTGTTAATGGTTTATTAGGGTTGTACTTCATATGTTATCTTTACTATGTAAATATACGAAAAATATTTGATATATCCAAATTAATTCGAATTAATTTTAAACACATGGTCATCGGATAAGTAGGCAGAATTAATTTCATTATATTCTAATAAACAACCAAAATAATATTCTGAAAGTATTTTAGACATATCCCATCCTTTTTCTGATAATGTTTCTTCTGGTTCAATAACCTCTAAATAAAATCCTTTTAATTGTTCATATGCACGTAACAAATCTTCTTTTACACCTTCATCATTAAATTTAAGTAA